AATAAAAGAATAGAAAGATTTTATAGACAGTGGTTTAAAAAAGTAAGAGGCAAGGATAGAAGCGAAAGATTCTTAAATAATTTATACAAGACAGGCAATGTAGTAATCAATAGACAAACTGGCAAATTAAGTCTTAAAGTATCAGAAAAATTATACCAAGCAGTAGCAGCCCCAGATCTTCAGATACAAGATTTATCAGATATCCAATTAGAAAAAAGAGAAATTCCTTGGAGATATACTTTTATAGATCCATTCTTTGTGGACATAGCGGCTGGTCCGCTAGCTTCTTTTGTACAACAGAAATCCTATCAATTAATACTTCCAGCAGAACTCAGAAAGTTTGTTAATAATCCAAAGAGTGACGCAGAAAAGGCCGTAGTAGCATCGCTACCAGCTCAAATTTTAGAAGCAGCTAAAAGCAGAGTGCCATATGCACTAGATCCTGATAAGACATTAGTATTTCATTACAAAAAAGATGATTGGCAGAGCTGGGCTTTTCCAATGGTCTATGCTATTATGGATGATATTACAGTTATAGAAAAACTCAAACTTGCTGATATGGCAGCATTAGATGGTGCTATTTCTAATATTCGTATTTTTAAATTAGGTAGTCTTGAGCATAAAATTGCTCCCACAAAAGCAGCTACTGCAAAGCTAGCTCAACTATTAGGAAATAATGTTGGTGGTGGAACCATGGATTTAGTATGGGGTCCAGACATAGAACTTCTTGAGTCTAAAACAAATGTTCATCAATTCCTTGGTGAAGGAAAGTATGTTCCTCATCTTAATAGTGTTTATGCTGGATTAGGTATTCCTCCAACATTAACAGGAACATTCGGCGCTGCTGGTACAACTAACAACTTCATCAGTCTTAAAACCCTAACACAAAGACTACAATATGGTAGAGATGTATTAGTAGAATTTTGGGAAAAAGAAATTGAGTTAGTTCAAAAAGCTATGGGTTTTAGATATGGTGCTAAAATTGAATTTGATCGCATGGATCTAAGTAATGAAGATGTTGAAAAAGCATTACTAGTACAGCTAGCAGATAGAAATCTTATCTCTGATGAAATTATACAATCTAGATTTGGTCTTGATCCTGATATGGAAAAATCAAGACTTAATAGAGAGAATAGAGAAAGAAAGAGCGATAGAATGGTCAGAAAATCCGGTCCATGGTTTGATCCACAAGTAGAAAATGCTCTTAAGAAGATAGCTCTTCAAACTGGAACAGTCACACCTAGCCAGGTTGGTTTAGAGCTCAATAAAAAGAAAGGTGGCGAAACACCAGCTCTCCAAATGAAAATGCCCGCTGCACCCCTTCCCCCAACGAAGTTGGCAAATGATTCGCCAGAATCTTTGCCAGGAACCCCCGGACAAGGACGACCCAAAAACTCAAAGGATTCCCAGCAAAGGAAAACCAAAGTCTTTAAACCACAAACTGGGGCAAAATTATTATTATGGGCTACGGAAGCACAAGACAAGATTAGTCAAATTATTAATCCATTGCTATTAGATTTCTACAACAAGAAAAATCTAAGAAGCTTATCAAGTGAAGAAATCAAAGAATTAGATTTGATTAAAACCAAAATACTATTTTCTATTGACCCATTTTCCCCCATTGACCCAGACAAAGTAACTAGCTCTCTAACAAGCCTCGATACACTCGATAAGAATCAGATAATATTAGGTTATAGTGTATGGTTAAAAGAGCTAAAGGCTGATTTAAATAAAGACTTAACTGTTGATGAACACAAACAGGCCAAAGCTTCATTTTATTCTATGGTGTACTCTTCTTTATTAGAGAAAGAGGTTTGAAAAATGAAAATATTTGCCCAAGAAATAGCAGACGGACTAGAGGCTAAAATCTCCACATCTGCATCAATTTGTTATGCTTCTGTGGCAGAGCCATGTCTCACAGACGTACTAAAAAGAAAAGAGTTCAAAACTCTTGCATCACTGAATGACTCTGACTTATACTATGTTCAGTCTATTCTAGTTAGTTCTTCTTGGAATAAAAATGATGACATATTTGATAAAGCAGAAGTGTGGTTAGCTAGGAATACTCCGGAAGATAAGCCCACTAATCTAGAGCATGATGAAAGCGTTATAATCGGTCATATAACTAGTAATTGGCCAATTACAGAAGACGGCTCTCTTATTGATGAAGCTACCGCGATGGATAGTCTTCCAGAAAAATATCATATTTTAACAGGATCAGTAATTTATAGGGCCTTTAGTAGTCCAGAACTTAAAGATAGAGCAGATAAACTTATTGCTGATATTGAGTCAGGAAATAAGTTTGTTAGTATGGAATGTTTCTTCAAGGGTTTTGATTATGGTTTAATTAATAAATCAACTGGAGAATATAAAACATTACCTAGAAATGATAACACAGCTTATCTAACAAAATTCCTAAGAGCATATGGTGGTCTTGGGGAACATGAAGACTATAAGATAGGTAGAGTATTAAGAAATATTACATTTTCTGGTAAGGGATTTGTTGAAAAACCCGCTAATCCAGATAGTGTTATTTTTACAAAAGACATAGTTGATAAATTATTTACAGAAAAAAATGATGATTTATTAATAGCAGGTGTATCTTACAATCAGTCAACCTCTAACGTGGAGAATATTATTATGAGTTCAAACACAGAAGTAGTAGAAGTCAAGCCCGAAGCCGTAGCTTCCACTGCCGAAAATTCTGCTCCAGTAGTAGTAGCAGAAGTAGCTGACCAAACAATCGAATTACAAGCCGCAATTAGTGCCAAGGATGAATCCATCGCCGCTTTGTCTTCAGAACTAACAAGTCTTAAGAGTGAATATGAAGCTCTAGCTAAGAAAGTTAAAGAAGATGAGATGATGAAAGATGAAGAGAATAAAAACCTTAAGGCTGCACTAGAAGTTGCAAATAATGCAATTGCTGAATATAAGATGAAAGAAGAAGAAATGGCTAAGAAAGAAAAGAAGATGAAAAGAAAAGCTTCTCTTCTTAGTTATGGCTTTGATGAAGAAACATCAGAAGCTACACTATCTAAGTTCGAATCTCTCAGCGACGATGCTTTTGATGCCATGACATCCCTCTTTGCTGGTAAGCTTCCTCCTTGGCTCGACAAGATCAAGAAGGATGACAAAGATGAAGAGGATACGAAGAAGAAAGATAAGAATAAGGCATCATCTGAAGCTCCTGTAGACTCTTCAGTTCTTGAAACTGTAGAAGCCGAAGAAGGCGTTAATCTTAGTGTTGGCAGCGATGCCCAGTCTTCTGTTAACACAACTCGTGCAGAGTTAGTTGAATTCGTTTGTGCTAGACTAGGTAAAAAACTTAACAAGGGAGAATAACATGGCTCTTAAAGCAGATCGTATCGAAGCATTATCAGATATCTCTTTTTTCATGAACACGGTTGCCGAAAGAGGTGGTGTGGTATCTGTTGTTACAGCTGGTTCTGGCGTATCAATGGACGACGCTAACGCTGTCGTTGCTTATGCCGCTACTGTAAGTGGATCCAAGCCACTAGGCATCCTACTCAATGATGTTGTAAATTATGACTTAACCAGACAGCACATCAACTGGCACAAAGATGAAGTACAAGTCGGTGGCAAGGTTGCCCTACTTCGTCAAGGACAAGTTACTACTAATATGGTAACTGGTTCACCAAGTGCTGGTGTTGATGCATACGTTGGGGTAAGTGGCCTAGTTGGCACCAGTAGTTCCAACAGTGTCAAGATTGGTCAGTTCTTGAGCAGTAAAGACGCTGATGGTTACGTTAAATTATCAGTAAACATAACTTGATTAAAAGCTTTAACAAGGGAGAAAAAAATGTCAGGTAATACAAAAGCATTTCAGCCAACACCAGAGCTTACCGATCTACTTGTTCGTTCTGGTTCACCAAATAGAGAAGTTGCCTTAGCTGCCAACTCAGAGTTTGCAAAAGCTCTAGAGCTACCACTAAGACAAGCTCTATTAAGTGGAGATATTCTAGATGGTATCTTCGAGCCAATTCAACTTGCTCAAAGTGCCACACCAGAGTTTCCTCTTGATTTCCTAGCTCCTGGCACCGAAAAAGACTTCGTTGCCTATACAATTCCTAACCACGGACATATTCCAGAGCGTCACGTTGAAGGCGATTACGTCATGGTTCCAACCTATGACATCGGCGCTTCAATCGACTATCTCCTAAAGTATGCCCGCGATGCTCGTTGGGACGTTGTTGGTCGTGCTATGGAAGTTCTAGAGAGCTCATTCGTTAAGCAGATGAATGATGACGGTTGGCACACTCTTCTAGCTGCTGGCGTTGATCGTAACATTGTTGTTTACGATAGTGATGCTTCAGCTGGTTTGTTTACCAAGCGTCTAGTAAGTCTCATGAAGACAGTTATGCGTCGAAATGGCGGCGGTAACAGTGCTTCAAACAACCGTGGTATGCTAACAGATCTTTACGTTTCACCAGAGTCAATGGAAGATATCCGAAATTGTGGTATCGATCAAGTTGATGAAACAACTCGTAGAGAAATCTA